ATTGCTAAAGCTATCGAATGAGATCATTCCCATTAGGGCTGAATAAACAATGCCTAATGGCGCACCTTTGTCTCCCATCTCCTCGATGGTTTCGACAATGGCTTGAACTACTAAGGCCGCTGATCTGATCTGTGCTGGGGTTGCCATAAGGTATGTCCTAGGGTTGTGTCTGTTAAGCTCTACTTTGGGTTGTGTCTGTGCTGGTCTTTTAGCCTCACCATTCTGCGCCCCAATTGCGGCGAAATTGTGGCGGCCAGCCATGTTTTTTTGCATGGCTGCTATGCGTTTTTTGCATACCGATCCTGCTTTGTTCTCGTTCCGTTCCCGTTCCGTTCCTCGAACGTTGCATCGCAGCATCTTCGATTGTGGAAATTCCGTCCCTGCCTTTGGGGCACTCAACCTACGAACATTTCTATTTCAATGCGCTTTCTTCCTAACTCGATGACATTCTCTTACCGGACGATAAAATTTCTCCTTGATAAAACTTGTGTTTTGTGGTAGTATGGTAGCATGAGACAAGCGTGACAAGAGGATTTGTTAGCCAAATGAAGTCGAAGAAGAAAGCCATGTGGCAGCTTCGATGTGATCAATGCAGCGAGCTGTTCCTATTCGACAAGTGGAAGAAGTTTCAGGTTCGTCACGGATGGCGAGTTTGGACATTCTGCTCTCGAGAATGCAAGGCTAACTACGTTGGTCCGGGGCAACCACGCAAACCAATGACTCCACAAACTGAAGCCGACCGAGCAAATGCAATCAACGAAGTTGTTCGTGAAATCTCTGCAAGGCTAAGGAAACGATCATGACACTCGGATCACTGATCAAAACCCTAGCTTCGTTCGCTAAGAACAACGAAGAAAGGGCATTCTCGATCCTCGGTTCTCGCCCTGGACCAGGGATCGACATTCTTATCAAGCCCATCGAGCCTCTCTGTGGCCGATGGAATGCTGAAGGCCTCACTCCTTGTGGCACAGCATTCATTGATAAGTTCTGGGTCTTTCAACCTCTAAGCAACCAGCGAGTTGCTGAACTTCGTAAGCAAGCAACTGACTGGGGACTTTCCTTCCGAACTGAATACACCATTGTATCAATCGCAAACAGTATGACCAAGATCGACTAGGAGGACTAAATGCCAAATGGCCTATACAACATCGAAATTCTCATGAGAATGTCCAAGAATGTTCGTGAACAAAACGAAGATTGGCGCAGGGATGTCTTCACCGAAGGTGCACAAAGATACAAAGAAGTCATGCATATGATTGCTCTGTTCGAGCAGGAATATGGAAATCTCGAGCGTGAACGGCAACGGCTAGAGCAATATGCCCCGACTCAAGGTCAAAGACTCGGCCCCGAACCAGAAATGCCCAAGGCCGTTACCAAAGGCCCTGCATCATGAGTCTATACAATTGTAAAAAAGACGAACTCGCTTATCGAATAACCAAGTTCGATGAGGACTTTGATGTCGAATCATCATACCTTACGACTCATAAAGCTTGCGACTGCCCTGCTGGTGTTCGTGATACTTGTCGCCATCGCCAAATGTTACCAGAGTTCGTCGCCGCAAAGCGAATCGACACAGGCTGGCTCCTCGATTGGGACGACAGGGAATGGTATTACTTCGATCCCGAAACGGGAACCCTGATGGATAAAGAACCCAAGAAGAAATCTTGGAGACGGATATGACCAACATCGTTGAACGTCTAGGCAATCTGATCGAGTGCGAGATGGATAAGGCGCAGTGCGAGTTATACTCGACGGCCAAGGCCGAGATTGAGCGGCTGCGGGCATCTGATAGGGCTTTGTGCGGAGACGTGGCCGAATATGAAAGAGAGATTGCGTGTAAGGATGCCGAGATTGAGCGGCTAAAGGCCGAGATCGAACGCTTGGAGAAACAAATCGAAGCTACTCGGTGGCTAGTTAATATCGAGGAGAAACTCGATAAAATCATCGACGGCCTTCGCCAACTAGGTGTCCGATGATTAAACCTGCCTGGGCATTCTCAATCTGGTCTGACGCAGACTCTATCTACGCAGAACTCCCAGCTATCAACGGACATACTTCCCATACTATCAAAGTCCCTAACGATGTAGTAGGACTGAACAAAATCCTAGTCTTGGCTCGATCCCGAGATGCCAAGGCTGAACTTGGCACCAAAGGCGATCCTACTCAAGCTCAAATAGAAACTCTAACCTACACTGGAGTAATAAAAAGACCTAAGCCTAAGCCTAAGTTCACGCCTGCGCAAATAAATAATGCACGTGAGGTTCTTCGAAAGCTAGGCTTGATATGCCTAGCCTTAACCCTCTGTGCATGTCAAATGCCACTTAGATAGGAACATAACATGCTTACACTCAAACATCGAATAGCTAACGCAGAAGGCACATTCAAGAAGATACACAAATCAGCCCTAAACATAGATCAAAGATATCAACGTGAGAAGACCGCCCTAGTTAGCAAGATCGTTAAAGAAGGTTGGTCATGGCCTAGGTGTGGTGCCATCAACGTAAGCCATCGTGAAGATGGTACACTATGGGTATTTGATGGTGGCAATAGGCTACGTGCCGCTAATCAACTCGAACAAGTAACCATGGTTCCATGTATGGTCTATGACAGTGATGGCTTTCAAGAAGAAGCTGGAACCTTCACTGATGTTAACTCAGCGAGGGTTCGAGTATCAGGACACGACCTTCAACGTAGTGCAGTAGCGGCAGGTAGTGAAGCAGCTATCTTTGTTGAGAATTTGCTAAAGTTCGCTGAGGAACGTGGTATGACTCCAGGTAGATGTGAGAAGATACTTCGAGAGAGCCTAGCATCTGAACCTAAAGGCAGGAATATTCTAAGGCGAATTTGGCCCGCTGTTGTAAGTGTCCATGAAGGAATTCCGCTATCGGGTCCAATACTACGTGGATTGTATTGGATTGAGCAGCATATCAAAGGCAATATAAGTCTGCATGATGTCAAGTGGCGGACGAGAATTGCTAAGATTGGCTATGATGAACTCCTAATGGCCACCAGGAAAGGATCATTGATTAAGAACAGTGCTCCTAATTGGGGTAAGGGAATACGTGATCGAATCAATAAAGCCATCCCCGAGCGACTTCAAGTAAAGGTGGATGAATGACCCACCTAATCCTTCATAAGGTTCGGGGTGAACCAGCCTTTGACATTGCTGAGAAACTTCAAATCGGCGATGAAGAAGGCTGGATCATTCCTACATCAGGGCATCGGGCTTATCCATATGCCAACGTTCCTCTTTCAGCACTAGCAAACGGAGGTCTTGATTCGGGCTTCATGGATCTAGCTAAGTGGAAAATTCCTGAAGATTGGCCCGATCACTACACCGTGGACAAAGGCCAAGCACCTTCTCCTTCCTTCAACATCATGTCCATCATCTCGCCAATGATGACTAAGATCAAACGGAGGCTCTGATGAAACTTCCTAAAGGCGTAATCCAAGTTTCCCTCGATGATCCTTCCATCCTTCACAACACCCTCGCTGATATCTTTGGAGAACCTCGTGTCGATCCCAACCCAAGGCGAAACCTACGCAAAGATAATGGAGTATCTCCGAAAACTCCAGGAGGAAACAGCGATGATGGCCCACCTAAACAAGGCAAATGACAATCATAGATTGGCTCTATCATGGTTAGCGGTAAGCGAAAATATCAAGAAAATGCAGCATCAGTTAACCATCTTAGCTCAAGGAAGGCTCCAATGAACAAACTCAGTCGGGATGCATTTCTCTACCTCAACCCAGAACCACACACACCCGACTTCGCCCAATGTTCCTCCTGCCAAGACTGGGTCCGTGAAGACAATCGCTGCATTATCCATGGTCCTCGAGTTCGAACTCCAGGCTCGGCCTCCTGTGGATTTTACATCTTCGGCGATCCTCAACCACCAGGAACTGGCACCGAAGCTGTAGTCTCCGCCGAAGAATCTGGCCTAGTTGACCGTGAAGTACGTTGCGAGAACTGTCAATGGGGCGGGCCTTCGACCTACAAATGTCGACTCTTTATCGGCCTAAACGAACGACTCCCAGACGTATTCGATCTTGATGAACATATAGAACCTAAAGGATGCTGCAATGGGAATCTCCCAGCAGATACTAAAAGCTAGTACCGTTGAAGTAGATGGGTGTTGGCTATGGACACGTGGTAAGAATGGCTTTGGCTACGGATATGTTAGAATTGGCTATCGCACAGTTGGTGCCCATCGAGCAAGCTATGAAGCTTTCATTGGTCCAATCCCAGCAGGCCTTAGGGTTTGTCACAAGTGTGATATCCCTGCCTGTATCAATCCCGACCACCTGTTCTTAGGAACTAGCAGTGACAATCTAAACGACTGGCGATCTAAATTCTATGATAGGACTCAGTATTCCTCAATACGGAGGCGCTAAATGCTCAACTCCCCGGAGAAGCCTAAACCTACAGACGAACAGATAGACATCTGTAATTACATTCGTAAAGAAAGAAACAACCTTCAGATAAATGCCCTCGCCGGTGGTGGCAAAACCTCCACTGTCGAGATGATGATGGGAGAAACTCATGAACCAACTCTTTATCTAGCATTCAACAAAGACGTAGTCAAGGAAGCCAAGGAACGCCTTCCTCAAGGAGTGGAAATCCGAACCTTCAATTCCATGGGTTATGAATGCTGGAAGAAAGCCAACGGTTCAGCAAACGTCAACCTTAAGAAAACCACCGAACTACTTCGTGAGGAACTCAATGGCTACAAAGGCACGGACAGGCAAGAAATCAGTGATTCTTGGTGGGATATATCCGGGGCCGTACACATGGCGAAGCATCTCGGATACATCCCAGAAGGAAAATTCACGAACGCTCGGCGACTTTGTGATCAGCAAACCCTATGCCAAAGGATCGAAAATCGCCTATCCCCGCTTTGCCTCGAAGTCGTCAACAATGTCCTCTTCGCATCAATCAAAGCTGCTTATGCTGGAGCAATTGATCTGGACGATCAAATTTACATGCCCGCTTTGTTCGGAGGTTCATATCCGAGATTTCCCATTGTTTACGTCGACGAAAGACAAGACCTCTCGCCGACTAACGTTGCGTTGCTTGAGAGATGCATACCCAAGACCGACGGTAGGTTGGTTGAAGTGGGAGACAGATGGCAAGCAATTTACGCTTTCCGGGGCGCTCAAACAGACGGAATGAACCACTCCAAGGTCAGATTCAAAATGCACGAGATGCATTTAAGTTTCTCCTTCCGTTGCCCCGAAGCAATCGTCAGGGCTGTTCACTGGCACGTTCCGCATATGAAATGGATCAAACCCGGAGGAACCTACGATGTTCTGTCGTTTCTCGATCCGGCTACCATCCCGGATGGAGCCGCCATCATTTGTAGAAATAATGCTCCACTCTTCCGAGCAGCCTTCGCCTTGCTGTCACGGAAACGGAGTGTGCAAGTTGCAGGAAGTGATATTGGCCCTAAAATCCTTCGTCTCCTTAGCAAAGTGGGGTCCCCCGGAGACTCCAGTGAAGATCTTCAACTCAAGATCGACAACTGGCTTAACGACCAACTACAAACCACGAACTCTCCGCAAACCATTCTCGACCAAGCGGAGTGTATGAAAGTCTTCGCATCTTGGGGCAACTCCTTCGACCAAGCTGTCGGCTATGCAAAACACATATTCGGTCAACAAGGCACGATCAAACTCACAACAGGACACAAAGCTAAAGGCGCAGAATGGAATACAGTTTACCATCTCGATAAGCACTTACTCAGCAAGGATGCACAGGACCTCAATCTAAAATACGTAATCACCACTCGAGCTAAGCAGGAGCTATTCGAGATTACCACTAAGGAGCTACAATGGTAACTTCAACCTCTAGACTTGCTTACAGCGATTGCTTCGACCTCATGGATAAAGCAATTGCTGATCCCAAAGGCATCAAGATTAAATTCTCCGCAGGCGAAGATGCATGGCACTTCCGCATCCGTCTTCATACGGCTAGAAAGATCGACCGAAACGACAATCGGGACACTTACGATCAAGGACACGCCATGCACGGTCGATCTGTCTACGATCAACTCACCATGCGAATCCGTAAATCTGGAGACCACGCATGGCTCAGGCTCGAGCGAATCGACACACGTGAGTTCGAGATCGAGTCTTTGACCGAACCCGAAGCTGAACCAGAACTTCTTCTAACTCAAACTGCTATGCTAAAGATCAAAGAACCCGAACGGCCTACAGTCCATGAAACCCAACCACTCCGTCGGATGCTTAGGAGGATTTGATGGCCTATACCACCATCCTACCAGCTCTTATCGAGCGCCTAAAGGAAGTAACTAAGAAGAAACATCCCGGTGTAGACATCATGAAGAAACCGCCAAAGCCAAAATCCGATAAGAAACCCAAGAAAAAGAAGATGACGGTGCACTAATGCTAATCGAACTCTGGGAATCTGCCCTTAAGTCCGAAGTCGGTATAGCTATCCAAACAGACAATCGTAACGTACTTCGGAATCATCTGTACAAGGCTCGGGCTGAGGCAAACAGGCCCGAGCTAGACGCTGTCGTAATGATCCTCCCAGAAAGGGAAGACGAGCTATGGCTAGTGAGGAAAGATGCGGACGGTATCGGAACCAATAACGAAGATAACACTAAATCTCTATACTAAAGACGTTGAGTGGTTTAGACAACGCTATCCTCAAGGCTACACCGAAATGATCCGAGAAGTAGTACGGCAACACCGTATCTACAAGGAGACTTACGATGAATACGATTAATCAACTATGGGACAAATGGGTAGGTGATCATAACGACTCCGACGTAGACGAGATCATCGCCTACTATCGAAAGCAACTTGCTATGTATGACTCTGGAGTCAAGCCAAAGAAAGCTGAAGCTGAACAAATTGACATGACTAAAATCCTGGCAAATATCAACGCAGATATTAAAGCCAAATCTGGAAACGCTGAGAAACCAAAACCTAAGCCGGTTAAGTCCGGACTGCGTCGATTATAGGTATGGGTCTCAGATTTTCCAATATTTTGGAGAAATAGAATGGCTAATCTCAGTCTAGTAGAAACAGAAAATCCTCCAGAAATTCCTTCCATCTTCCTTCCCGACTCCAACATCCAGTATGCTTGGGATGCAACTTCAATCGAATACCTCAAGCGTTGTCCTCGCCTTTATCAATACCAAATGATAGAAGGTTGGCAACCCAACGATGAGAATGTTCATCTTCGATTCGGTCAAGAGTTTCACACAGCTATGCATCAATATCAACTTGTTCGTGCCGATGATATCGAACATGAAGAAGCAGTCTTCCATGTAGTTCGTGAGCTAATGTATCGAGTCGAAGACTGGAACCCAGACCACAAATACAAGAACCGATTCTTCCTCTTACGATCCGTGATCCGTTACCTAGATAAATACAAAGACGACACAGCTGAAACTGTAATACAGTCAAACGGAAAGCCAGCAGTTGAATTAAGTTTTCGGTTCGAACTAGACTTCGGACCGAAAGGAACCGACCAACCTTATATTCTCTGCGGCTATCTCGATCGGCTTGTCAACTTCCAAGGCGATATCTTTGTGATGGATCACAAGACTACAACATCAACAGCTACTCCGTACTACTGGAATCAGTTCGAACCTAACACACAAATGACTCTCTATACCTTAGCGGGTAAGATCATCTTCCAGACTAACATCAAGGGAGTCATCATAGATTCCGGCCAACTGATGATGGATGATACTCGGTTCACTCGTGGCATAACCTACCGAACTGAGGATCAACTTAAGGAATGGATAACCGATCTCGAGATGTGGCTGGATAAGGCCGAAGAATACGCTAGCATTGGTTACTGGCCCATGAACGATTCCGCCTGTGACAAATACGGTGGCTGTAAATTCCGTGACATCTGTTCCAAGTCCCCATCAGTTCGCGACCGCTTCCTCAAGGGAGACTTCAAACAGGAGAAGATATGGAACCCACTCCAGCCTCGCTGAAAATCTTCGTAGGAGACTTCGAGGTAGTTCAAGTCTCCGGCATGGCAATCACCCTACACCTAGGCAAACACGTACACGCAACCATATACCTACCCTTTGAACACTCAGTTCAACCCGGCGACACACTTCCTCTATTCACGGAGCTTCCACATGCCTACACTCAGTCAACATCAATCCAATGACTTTACTAAGATGATCATACTCGGTGACCCAGGATCAGGTAAGACCGGTGGTCTCTGTTCATTAGTCGAGGCAGACTACTGGCTCGGTATCCTCGACTTTGACAATGGCCTTGATCCCTTAGTACAATACATCAGGCATAAATGTCCTGACAAAATTGGCAACGTACAATACCGCACCCTTAGAGACAGGTACAAAGCAGGGCCTGATGGTCCTGTGATTGATGGTGTAGCACATGCCTTTAGTGATAGCATGAAGATGCTAGATAGATGGAAGTTCAAGAACTCAGACGGAGAGGAAGAAGACTACGGTCACCCTGCTATGTGGGGGCCAAAGAAGATTCTTATCATGGACTCCTTAACTATGATGTCTAAGGCATGCTTCGACTGGCGAGAACAACTAGTCTCCGGCAAGTCTGGTAAGTATGACCAACGTGCAGTCTACTACGACGCACAGAAGATCATCGAGAAGACCTTAGCTAACCTAACCTCTGAGAGTTTCGAAACCAATGTCATTGTCATCTGCCATGTTCAATATGTTGAAGACGAAGATGGAGTTCGGCGAGGCTATCCTAAGTCAGTTGGCTCAGCCTTATCTTCATGGATAGGTAGTTACTTCAACTCAATGGCTCTGTGCCAAACAACATCTTCAGGCAAGCGAGTAGTTAAAACTACCCCCACTCCATCAGTTACCCTTAAGAACCCGCGGCCATTCGAGATGATGAAAGAGTATCCCATCGAGACTGGCTTCGCTGAGTTCTTTAAAGTCCTTCGTGAACAACCAAAGGAGGTGCCAGCCAAGAAAGTGCAGCCGATTCGTAGAAGTCTGTAAACACACACAAGGAAACACACGTTATGGCAAAGAAAGCAGAAGCAACTAAATCCTTCGCATCACTCCTCGATACACCGTTCGCACAGATATCCAGGCCTAAGCCTGCGCCACATGGAACCTACCTAGCCATGGTTAAGGGCCTGCCTCGGTACGACAAGTCGACCAAGAAAGGTACTCCATTCTCTGAGTACACGATGCAACTCTTGGAATCTCAGGATGATGTTGACTCGGATGCGTTGACAGAATGGCTCACCAAGGGCAATGGAGAATCCGTTCCGCTCCATGACAAGACCATGAGACTTACCTTCTACCATACTCCAGATTCTCTCTGGCGTCTGGAGAAGTTCCTCAAGGACCTAGGCCTCGAGGCCGAAGACGACGACCAATCCATTGGCGATGTCGAACAAATGACTCCTGGTCGCCAGTGCTATGTCCACGTTAAGCACAGTCCTTCTGATGACGGCGAGACTATGTTCGCCAACATCGACAAGACTGGTCCAGTAGATTAACCCCAACATAAAGGAGGGGAGGGTTTCGGCCCTCCCCTATCATCATGAGCATCCTTCTCCTAGGTGAAGTCTGGGGCGTAGAAGAGGAGCGAGAAGGTAAAGCCTTCGTTGGTTCTACTGGCTCAGAGCTTAACAAGATGCTGAGGGAAGCAGGGATTAAACGAAGTGACTGCTTTCTTACTAACGTATTCAACATGCGTACCAAGATCGAGGCCTTATGTGGCCCACGTTCCGAGCGTATCCAAGGTGCTGGCTATGACTACCCAGCCATCGGCAAGGCCGGTTACATCCGTCAGCAATTCCGTGGGGAACTCGAGCGCCTCGCAGACGAGATCGACTTCGTTAATCCTAATGTCATCATAGCCTTAGGCAACACAGCCTCATGGGCCATGCTAGGCAAGACATCAATCTCAAAGATCCGTGGCACAGTTCAGATGTCTACCCATACCGTAACTGGATACAAAGTCCTACCAACCTACCATCCCGCTGCGATCTTTCATCAATGGTCCATGCGTCCAGTGACTGTGATGGACTTAATCAAAGGCAAACGAGAATCTCTCTTCCCTGATATCAAACTGCCCGAACGACAAATCTGGATACAGCCTACCTTGGAGGACATTCATGAATTCGATCGACGATATATCCGGGACTGCGAAAGACTTTCTGTGGATATTGAAACTTCAGGCAAAGCAATTACCTGCATTGGATTCGCACCAAGAAAAGACATTGCTATTGTCATTCCAGGAATTGTCGTACGAAGAGCAGGGAGATCTTATTGGCCATCTGTGGATGTTGAGCGTAAAGTATACGAAATTATTAAAGACATTCTCACAAGACCAGTCCCTAAGATTTTCCAGAATGGCCTCTACGACATCGCCTTTATTTACCGAGCCTGGAGAATCGGAGTGAAAGATGCTGACCATGATACTATGTTACTTCATCATGCGCTTTACCCGGAGAGCCTGAAAAGCTTAGGGTTCCTCGGAAGTGTTTACACTAATGAAGGTGCATGGAAAGGAATGAGGGAGAAGATAGCTACGATTAAGAAGGAGGATTGAGATGTTAGAATGGGTAGATACAGGAAAGATAAATGATTACACAGACATGCCTAACAAACAAGCTTGGTATAAAGGAGTTCGATTGATCGTCTATCGGCGTAAATATGACTGGGCCTTTACTACCATAATTGAAGTAACCAATGGCAATTGTATAGAGGAAGCATCCAGAAATTCTCCACTTTACTCAGAGGAAGAAGCTATGATGGCCTCTACACTAGCAGCGGATGATCTGTTAGTTAGACTTGGTAGTAGAGTAGTCATCAAACCCAGACCACCGAAGAAGCCACCAATACCAGATAGTGTTCTAGAAGACTTGGGGATAAGTCGTAAGGATATGGGATATGAAGATCATCCAGACTGACAAGATCACCCCAGCTCAACTCAAAGGCATTGAGAAAGACTGGGTTTACAATGGCCTCGACTGTTGCGTCACCTATGAGGTTCTTGAAGCCTTACTCCCTCTTATAAACGACTACACTCAACGAACCTATGATTTCTCCCGAGCCTTACAAGGACCGGTCCTAGAAATGCGCTTGCGTGGAGTTAAGATTGACGAGTGGCGCCGAACAGATGTTCGCGAAGAATACTTCAATCGACTCGAAGCTGCCGAGAATCGGCTCGAACGTATAGTCCGTGAAGGCTGTAACTTCGTTGGCTTCAACTGGCGCAGTCCAAACGATCTATGCAGACTCTTCTACGATATCTTCCGCATCCCTGTTGGGAAGCACAGAACTAAAACTGGAGCACCTTCGGTCAATCGTGATGCCTTAGAGAAGATGGAAACTTATTCCATCGCTAGAACTATCATTGAGTACATGACCTACATGCGAGA